TTCTTCCAGTCAATTGTAGTGTCTAAACCTTTTATCTCTTCTAGCTTTTCGTTAGTGTCTATTTTTTTACGGGTAAATTTACTCGCAGGGACACGGTATGCTAGTTCAGACTTAGGTCTATCCATACCATCTTGTATTGGCTTGAAGAAAAAAGGATAGTTTATAGATATAGGCACAACCTTGTCTGTAAACATCTTCTTAGCATCAGCACCACTTTTAGATAGTATACCATATCTACTGTCACTTGAAATAGTGGCTAAGTTAACGGTTTCAGCAGAGCTCATAAAAGAAAAACCACTACGTCTGTTTTTCAGGTAGCACATACCATAGCATCTCGTATCTACTTTGCAAGCTTCCCAGAATATAAAGAATAATCTATTTGCCTCACGGAAGTCTGGAGCACCCACGTCAATTTTACTCCACTGTAGGTACATGTAGTGTGTTCCTGTTATGTAGGTTGGCTCACCATTGTTGTTGAACCAAAATCCCTCTTCACGTCTATTAAACTCTTCATCTATATATTCGTGCCACTGTTCTTTTTGTTCTTCTGGATATGCTTTCCAGTCAAATATAGTTTTTATTTTATTAAGTACATCGGGCTTTTCTAGTTGCCTCCACTTTTTATCTTTGTTTGAATGCACGTTTTTTGGCACCTTAGGTAAAGCTATATGTAACCCTTGTATGTTATATATCTCACCTATTTGACCAGTGCTACCAAGAACTACAACGTCATGCTCTTTGTTGTAGCCACGCTTCCACTTCTTTCCTCGATTCATACGAGAAAGAGTGTTAGCTCTAATTGGTTCTATTATTTCGTATAAACTTTGTTCGTACATTATTTGTATTTCTCGCTTTGATCTACTATTATCATAGCGAAGTTAGAAAATACCCCAGTGTTATTTGCCGAAACTTCTTTAGCGTTTACAAACACGTCTGTTTTTTCCTGAATTTCTAGCGGACATTTAAAGTATTTAATAAAACTAGTAGAACCTGCTGTATCTATACATATATTTTGCTTAACTCTTTTAACGCCGTTTTTTCTAAAAATCATTTCTAATACGCAAATAGAAGAAGGAGTCGCTTTTGCCATAGAACCTGAAAAAGCAACTAAATATCCTTTGTGATTAGCTGGAATAGTATATACAGCCATCTGAGTTTGACTATGCTCTGCTGGTATTTCGGCTAAGGTTAAACTATCGTCCGAGTTATTTATTGTTATAACACCTTCGTTGTGTTCGTTACTACCAGCTGAAGTAACAAAAGCTCTATATACTCTTAAAAATTGTTTGTTGCCAGTTACTGCGGCTTGTCCATTTAAAGTAAAATCTTCTTCTATAACGTCATAATTAGTGTCCAATCCTTGCACTTTGATTGTCAACGCTCCAGTAGTTCCTGTTCCGTTATCATCAACATCATTACTAACTATTTTTAAAGTGTCGGCAGACGTTGGAAAAGTATACAAGCCCCCAGCGCTCCATATTGTTTCTGGATCTGAAATTGTGTCAATGTCTAGATTGTGTCCAAATTTATGTATAAGAAAGTGTTTAGGCACAAGCCCTTTAGACACCTCTGTGTAAAAATCGAATGTATGATTATTTAGTCCCATGTTGTTTATTTTGATCGGCCTTCGGCAAAGCCCTTAAAAACTTTCTCTTTCTTCTCTTCAACAATTTTGCCTTCAAGCAAAGCCTGTTCTTCTTGTATACGATTAAGTATCTCAAAGGCATCGAAGATAGCGAGCTTCTTTGTAGCAGCAGCGTTCTTAAGTCTATCGGCAGTAATGTCATCATCACTATCAATGATAGCTTCTTTTGCAACTTTGATAAGTTCTTCAACTGCTTTATGTCCAGCTTGGATTATATTCTTCTTCGTTTCCTTGATATTCATATTTAATTGTAATAAATTTAGAGTATACTCTATATAGTCTTTCTCCGTCGATAACAAACTCATACTCTGAGTTAGGAGTAAATCCTACTAGATCACCAACGTCTTGAGATCCGTCAGAGTATTTAACTATTCCTACTAAAGGCGTTTCTACATCTTGAGTAAAATTATCTTTTGATTTAATAGGTTTAATAAAACAAAACCCTTTCATTGGCCTCCATTTGTCTTCTTGCTTATAAGCAAATATTTGATCTTCACTTACGAAGTACATGTCTTCCTTGTAAAAGCTTTTACTGTTACGCTCTTTACCGCTAACATCGTTCCATCTTCTAAACACGTTGTGATGAACGATAACAGTGTTATCTTCTTTTATATTAGTATCAATAGCTTTAGGTGTGGCTAAAACTGTAGCCTCCCTATTTACATGCTTGTGATCAAATATATCCGTATTAGTGATTAGACTCTTATCACCAACCTCTACAGAATTGTTGTATCTGTTGCCATTAGGCTTTATTATGTAGTTGTATGGTGATTTCATTAATACTCTAGGTTGTACTCAACAGAAACAGCCATGTTCTTATTAAAGTCTTTCCAAGGCATAACATCCTTGTTTTTCTTTATGTATATACTGTACTTGTCTTTCTCTTCAACTATGTCACAAATAGTATGCCCTCCATAAACCTCTTGGCCTACAGAATAATGCATAGCATCTATTTTATAATCTTTACCTATCGTAATTTTACGAATTAACTTGCTCATTTTTATTATATTTAATTGATCCGTCGTTAATGTTTATATCAACGTCGCCGTACTCTTCTTTTATTTCTTTTTGTATTTGGCCAATCATACCTTGAAGTTGTATGACTTCGTGTAGTAGTTCGTGCTTCTGGGACTCGAGCATACCAATCTTACCTTGTCCTTGGTTTATTGCTTTTACTACGTTTTGCATTTTAGCTAGTTGATCTTTTCTAATTGCTTCTGGCCTAAGGTCTTTGACCTTGGGTGTTTTTCTTTTTGCCATGATTTAATTTAATTAAAGTTAATTGTTTATTATCTACAGTTTTCTACGGCTGCAACTACCCCGCTTGTTATTTGTATACTTACGAAAGTTCTATTATCAGCTGTAACTTTGTAAAACCCGTCTTGCAACACGCCTCTTCTGTCGTCAGCTCTTCTTGATACGTAAACTCTATCGTTAACCCTAGGAGTTGAACCACTACCATTATGGTAATACGTTTCGCCAAGAGAGTCTCTAGTGTCGCAAGCGGCCCTAGCTTGAACCGTTGTTCCAGAAATAGAACCATACGTTTTAGCTAGAACTACTTCTCTTCTTCTTCTAACTATAACAGGCTTATTCTTGCCTCTAGCTTGAGCTTGTGAATTTGCGTTGCCTAATGCCATTAAAATCCGAAATAAGCAATTATACCACCTGTAGCTTGCGCTGCCTGTAAAGACACGACTTTCCATCTACCATATATAGTCATACCAGCTGGAAACTCTATATCGTTTTGAACAACTTCACTATTACCACCAGTATTACCATTTGTAATACCAAAGTATACGTTGTTACTTTCGGTTCCACCATATACTATCGAGCTACTAGTGTCGCAAGTTAGCTTGTCAAATTTAGTAGCGTCTATCATAGTTATAGCTACTATCACCATGCCATCAGGTGGGGTTAAATCTTGGGCGTTGTCGTTGTGCATGTGAGCACTACCTAACTGGCCGAAGTTATAAGCTGTTGCTGTTGAGTTTTGTCCCATTTTATTTATTTGTTTGTTTGTTCGTTTTTCTTTGAACTTCCACCGAAGAAGAAGTCTATTATTGTATTTACTTTAGCACTCATAGCGCCAAATATTGTTGATATAAAGCTAATTTCAAATTCACCTAGTTCTAAGCTTTTAGTAACAAAGTAATTAAACATTACAAATGTAATACCAAAATATGCTACTGTAAACAACGTTGCTAACACCTTTTGAATAATAGCATCGTCTTTATACATATCACGTGCAGACTTGCGATCTTCAACTTCTTTTGCAAAAGCTTCACGCTCTGCGTCTAATAAAAGTTTTTTTAAAGCAAGTTTTGCTTCATCTCTTTCTTTATCTGTAGTAATAACCTTGTCAAGTATACCTTCTGCGTTATCTACTATTTTACCGAATAAACCTCCTACTAAGTTGTTTATCATTTCTTTTTATTTTTTTTTCTTATCTTAGCTTCTTCAATGTGATCGCTAAACGTGGGCACGGCGCTTATGTGAGTATCTGAATCAGGATGTTTACCTTTTTTAATAGATTTAGGTCTAGCATCCATCATACCTTTAGGTTTAGCTGGTCCTTTGCCCATAGCGATATTATCATTCATCTCTTCTGCCTTAGCGTCATTAACCTGACCTTTATGATAACCACCTTTGAACGGGTTGTTTTTTTGTTTATACGCCATACCTATTCTGCTTTCTTTGCTCTTTGTTCCCAAGGAAAGTCCATGCTTCCTTCTTCAGACCATTTGCCGTTATACTTTATTTTACCATCTTTTCTTGGATATGTCTTACCCTTAAATCTAACGTAATCATCTCCGTAAGATAACTTTATCTTAGGATCTTTAAAATCATCAAGATGTTTTTGCTCATGGCGTATAGCTCTTTTCTCAAGAGCACTGCCAGGCTTAACATTTTTGTTTATAAATATAGATCCGTCTAAGTTAGCTTCCGCTACAATACCTTTATCTAGTTTCTTCCTAAATATAGGCGTACTCTTAGATGTTCTTATTCGTCTACTTTCTTTGCCTAGCTTGAAACCCATTGCGCTCTATTTATTAGGAAAAGGATTATACACTTTGTCTTTTAGCTTACTGTATCGTTTAGAGTCAGTCTTACCTTTACCCTCAAGCTTTCTAAGACGCTTAAGCCTTCTTACTTGCTTATTTTCTCTACGTACTTCTTTTTTGTCTTCGTCACCGAAAGACATGCCTTTCATCTTAAATCCCATGTTATCTATCTGAGTCTTTAATCATATCATCTATAGCTTTATTAAACACTTTATCTGTATATGATTTGTTATTATAGAATACACTGCGGTCTGATACAGGTAGATCTTCTTCACCGAGCAGCACGCGGTATATTCTACTTATAAGTTGGCTGCATTTAAAAGAGGTTTTGAAGACGCTGTATTTAATCGTAGTTCGATTTCGATGACGCCAGACCTCTATCCAGCCTAGTTTTCTTAGTTTATCCCACCGAGTTTTATCCCAGCTCATGGTGTAAGTACCATCAATAAATTCTTGTCTTGTAAATCTGTTCTTGCAGTCTAAGTATATTAAGAGTTCAAGATCAGCATCTGTTAACCCGTAAGTCTTACAAGCCCACTTTCTAGTGAGCCTGTAATACTTAAGGATTTGTAATTCACGTAAATCGTGAGATGTTAATCTCATTTATTACGAGTCTAATGTACCAGCTACATCAGTAATGTGTGTTGAAGCGTAAACCTGGTTAACGTTATCAGCAATTGTTAGAACTCCAGTAGTGTGAGGTCCACTATTGATAAGATTAACAATATCAGTAATAGCATCTTTCTCCTTGTTAGAAGCTAGTGTTAAAGTTACCTTGTCAATCTCTGTTGTTGCGCCAGGTCCAGTAACGATAGATACGAATCTCATTAGAAGAGTTCCGTCTGCAGCATGCTGGAAACCGATAAAGTTTTTAAGAGGGTAGCAATAAGCGTCATCGTTACCATCTTGGAAATACAAAAATACTTCTCTTTGTGCCATAATTTTAGTTTTTAATGATTAATAAATAATTTGTTTTAGATTTTATGTATAAGGATTAAAGTTTATGGTTTATGTTTAATCTACTAGTACAATATCACTTGCCTTTATAACAAAATAAAGTTTATCTTTAAAATGTATTCCGTGGCCAGCGTGCTTGTCGTAATAGACAACGTCACCATCGTTTATAAATTCTATTAAATTACCAACAGATATAACCTTACCTTTTAAATACCTGTTATCTTCATCTAAGTCTTCTGTCATAATAAGACCTGCAACTTTCTTTTGTTCAGTCTTAACCTTGTCTACTATAACGTAATGATTAACTGCCTTCATCTGCTCTTGCGTTTGAAATTATACAATCTGCAGAAACAATAGTCATAACAACACTTACTGCATTTTTAAGCGCTGACTTAGTTACTAGCACGGGATCTATGATACCTTCTTCTATCATACTTACTTCGTCACCTGTTACCACGTTAACACCTTTTCCAGACTCTTCGGGATAACCTAAGGCTTCAAAGCCAGCGTTGTACATAATAGTTTTAAATGGAGACCTAATAGATTCTAGTAATAGCTTTTCACCTTCGCTTTCAGCTTCGATGTTTTGTGAAGCATTAAGAAGTGCTATGCCGCCACCTGGGACTATACCTTCTTTTAAGGCAGCCTTTGTAGCGTATATCGCGTCTTCGATCCTGTCTTTCTTTTCTTTAAGTTCAACCTTAGAGTCTGCTCCAACGCGGATAATTCCAACACTACCCGATAGCATAGACAGTCTTTGTTCCAACTTCTTTTTAACGTAACCGTTCTTTTCATCCGCAACCATTTTAGCAACATTATCTATTCTTTCAGATATATCTTCGTTTAAATCTTCTATCGTAGTTATTACTGTAGTTCTATCGTCTGTAGTAGCAAATTCAGCCTCACCTAAGCAATCAGGCTTTACGAGATCTAAATCATCACCAAGTTCTTCGTTCATTACGGTAGCGCCTGTTAGTATGGCAAGATCTTCACATGTATCTTTCTTGGTAGGACCAAAGCCTGGTAAGTCTACAATGTTAACTTTAATGTTACCTTTTACTTTATTCATCATAAGCGTAGCTTTAACTGGCTGTGCAACCGGTGCTACTATCAATAAAGCTCTATTATTCTTTATAGCATACTCTAGTATACCTTGTATTTTACGCACGTTAGGTATCTCAGACATGCATATAAATACTAATGGGTTATCTAGTTCACATTTATGCTTATCTTTGTTAGTCACAAAGTTTAGCGACGTTAAACCGCAGTCTATTTGTACGCCGTCTACTATTTCCACGTAGGTTTCTTCAGTCTCTGACTCTTCCATTAGCACAACACCGTCTTTTCCTACAGTTTTGTAAGCTTCAGCAATAATATCGCCTAACTCATTGTCGTTATTGCAAGATATAGCAGCTACATGTTGCAGCATATCGTCATTTACGTCTATTTTTACTGAATTTAGGTAGTCGTTTACCTTTTCTAGGCCAGAATAAACACCATTTCGCAGATCGCGAGTGGTGCAGCCCTTAAATCTAGGTGAGTTCACTGTATTTAGTAGGGACTCGGCTAATACAGTTGCTGTTGTAGTACCGTCACCGGCTTCTTTAACTGTATTTTTAGCAGCTTCTTTAATTAGTGTAGCGCCAATGTTTTCTACTGGATCGTATAAAACTACACTTTCTGCTACAGTTACACCATCTTTGGTAATAACTGGGTTTCCTCTAGCATCTTCGTACACTACGCACTTACCTGAAGCGCCAAGAGTTAGTTTAACTGCGCTAGCTAACTTAGTTACACCAGCGGTAATTTTGGATTTAGCATCCTCACCAAAGTTTAGTTCTTTGATTAGGAGGCTAGGATTGTTGTACTCCATTTGATTTGATTTAATTTAATTTAAAATAATTTTATAATTCCAGCTATTGCTATATAGTAAACAAAAGCCGTGAATAATAGCCCTAGCCATCCGACTAGAGCTATTAAAAACAGCTTTGATTTACTCATTTTTAAACGTCTTAACGACTTTTGGTCCTTTGGTAGCCTCTAACTTTTTAGAGAAGTGGTCGATGCTTCCGTCAATTGCTGACTCAGCTCCTTCCATTGTCTCTCGACGTGTAACATCGTGCCATTCGTCGTTTTTAGGGTTAGATACTTCGGTTTGATAGTAACCATTAGGTAACTGAGTTATCCTCCAGTTTCCTTTATTAGCCAAGTGTTCCCACTCTGCTTTGGTTTTATCATTCACTTTTGTTTCGCCACCCGTTGAGGTGGTCTGGTAATATAGGTACGTC